GCAAATCATTGGCAATAACCTGATTTGCTGCTGTAGCATCACTGCTACCGCCCCCGCCACTGCTAACCACAATTTCTGTAGCAACCAGAAATGCCTGTTCATCCAACGACCGTGCATAAACCTTATCTAAACCGCGATATTGATAAATTGAATTATCGACAATACGCGCATGATTGCGGGTATCGTTGGCAGGTAGCGACGCACCAAAATGTAGATAAATGGTTTCGCGCGAATCTTCACGCTGTAAATCAACTGCACCTTCGCCAATCAATAGCCAGTCTTTGGTCAGGTTATGTCTAGTCGTTGTCATTTTTTGTTATTCCAGTTACTTATCTATTTGTTGTTTAAAAACAACAAATGTTGTTTTTAAGCTGTATTGTTGTTTTTTAACAACAGAATGTTGCTAATTAGCACATGCAAAAGCACTAACTACCGATCCAGCGACATTGCCGCTGGCTGCAAAAACTTCAATCTTATCCCAGCCACTTACATCCAATGCCAGCCAACCAGAACCGACTGCCTGAGTAGTTAAATCGCCGCTTGCATCAACAACCATTCCAGCAGGGCTGGTAAAGTCACCTGCCGCGCTGAATAAGGTCATCAGTGTGCCATCACCATGATTGCGACCTTTGACAACGAACTGATCCAAAGCATGGCTGGTTACATCAACGGATACCGTCAAACGCTCATAGCCGCTTACATTGACAGCAAGTACTGAAGTCAATGTTTCAGGTACTGCTACCGCTAAACTCTTTTTAAAACTGGGTCTGCCTTTCATGGTTTTATCTCTATGTATTAAAACGCGTTGGTCTTGTTTGCAATAAATTCGACTATCACTGTCTATTCATTCACAAACAAGGCAACACGCCCGTGAGGAGTCGTTAAAGCTTTTCCGCCATTTCTTTAATCAGCTTTTTAACACCTGCCCTAGGGTTGATAGTGTCTGCTTCACTGAAGTAGTCGTAAGCCTGTTTATAATCTTTTTGTTCCTGTGCATAGCGTCCTGCCATGCGGTAAAACTTGCCTGTAGTGATGATGTTATCAGGTTGCCATTTTTTAGATTTTATACGGTAAAACGCATCTAAAAATTCTTCAGTCAGCGTTTTATGCTTATCAAAAAATTGTTCCTGTGCCAGCATGATTTCATCACAGCACAACGTGATCGCGTCGCGCTTGAATCCTAGTTCAAACCGTTGTCCGGTGTTAGCAATCACATCGGCCAACTTAACTGCATAATCAAAATTTCCAGTATCCGAAGCCCATACCAAGCCATAAAACAGAATGGTATTAGGGTAGGTATCACCGTTGTTGATATAGCTATCAAGAAATTCACGGTACTTTGCTAAATAACGCGTCTGGGTTTCTTTCTTTACCGCTCTATCAACTGTTTTAAGTGATGACCATTCACTAGCTGCCAGTTCTTTTAAAACTTCGTATTCAACAGGAATAAATATTGATTGAGCCAGTGTTGGCTTTGATTCCACAACTTTTTTATTCCGTTTTCCACCTTGCTGAGCAAAGCTGTTAAAGTGGCGTTCGATTGCGCTCATTAGGTTAATGACCACTCAGACCAGCCGGTAGGATTAACCCAATCGCCAGCGGTGTTTTTCACACGGATAGCATCAGGATGAACCATAGCCAGACCTTCTGGTGCCTCGATAGCATAATCACGGTACATAGATAATAAATCTTGTGTCGCTTTAGCATCTGACCATTCACGGATTTCACGATAAACGCCGTTGGTTTGGAAAATGTATTGCAGGTTTTTTGGATTCGTTACCATGATGCCTGTTGATGGGAATTCATCAGGTGTTACCGCCTGCATATTCGCAACCTGATTCATCGCCAGCAATGCTTCAATAGCAGAACCTTGGATAGGCTCATCACCATAGTTCATCATGCGTTGTCTGTCGCCAGCGCGTAAGCTATCGCCTAGAATGGCTTTAATACCAGTATCACCGCGATAAATTATGTCAATGAACGTGTCTTTGATGTATTGCACCAATTGCGCAATATTTACAAAATCACCGCCTTCGCCTACGTTAATAGGTGATACTTTGAATTTGTTGCCATCTTTATCAAGAATCGTACCCGCACCATCAGCAACCAACCCAAAGACATTTTGAGGGTGATTCAGAATCATATATTCCAGCCAACCTGCTTGAATATCTTCACCTTTAGGGCTAGTACCTAAATTAGAATTGTTGATTGCATCGTATTTTTGTCCCCAAAACCCTACTGCCAATGTACCGCGTGCGCGTCTACGCAATACATAAGCACGCCATAGGTTATAGAAATTAGCTTTTTGCATCCCCCACTGGACCTGTTGCGCCCATGTGACTTGCATATCTTGGGTAACTTCTCTGGTCAGGTACTTTCTACTTGCCAAAGAATGGTTGTTAATCACATTACGGGTACCGGTTTTTTGTGCCTGGTCAGCAATACCGTTATCCAGAAAAGAAACGATTTCAGCGTGGTTGTTTTCAGTCGGGAAAAAAGTAATTTCATTCAGGAAAGCAAATTCCTGACGCTTTCTTTCTTCGAAGGTTTGCACCTGTACTGGGCTTACTTCAAAGCGGACACCCAGATCAACATCGTTACCGTAGTTTGCTTTTAAGCCGTTTCTCAATTCGGCTTGCATTTGGATTAAATTTTTCATTAATATTTTTCCTCGTCTGAAGTGACAGCACCTGCATTCAGATCAAAATCCACCGCGTCGCTTTTTTGCATAGCTGCTGAAATAGTGTCTGTTAATGCAGTAACTTTTTCGGTCAAATCAGCATTGGTTGTTTTTAAAGCAGCCATTTCCGCTTTGAATTCTTCCAGTTCATTACTTACTGGCTCTGCTGGGTCTGGCTTGAGCATTTTCGCCACATCAGCTAGCAATTTTTCATTGCTAGCCTGCATCGCGGCTTGTAATTCTTCTTTGGTCATGTCGATATCTTCTGTTAATAAAGCGTTGGAAGGCACAGGCTTTGGCTTTTGCTTCTTGCCTGTAAATAATTTTTGAAGAAAAGAGGGTTTGGCTTTTACACCGGTAGCGGATTCCAGCTTCTGCTTGATGTCTACAGGAATATTTTTGTAATGTTCAAGCGCATATTTCGCCGCGTTTTCAGTGAGCAGATCATCTTCATTATCTGATTCTGGTAACGGCAACGGATTACCGGCGTTTTGCACATCCATTGAGTCAATGATGGTATCAATCAAGCCGTCATCCAAGGCTTTCTGGCTGTCATACCACGTTTCTTCCTGTAACAATGTCAGCACTTCATCGCTAGAAACACCTAACCGCGCAGCATATTCAGGGATCACTGCCTGTTCATGCACACTGAGAATTTCTGACATTTTGTCCATGTCATCGGCATCACCAAAACACACGCCTTGCGCTCTGTGAATCATGATGATGGCATTTTGCGCCGCTTGAACTTCATCTCCAGCCAGCATAATCACGCTTGCCATTGAACAGGCATAGCCAATTACTTTGGTGGTTACATACGCCGTGTGCATTTGCAATAGGTTAAAGATAGGTAAACCATCAAAGAAACTCCCGCCCAGCGAATTGATATACACATCAATGGTCAGCAAGTTCGGCATTTGACGAATGCGATATAAAAAAGACTCGATGTCGTTGCCCCAATCACCAACACAACCGATTAAAAATAAATCAAGGTGCTGACCATTTTGGCTTAAATCCATCGATATAGATGGCTTAGATAAGGCTATTTTATTGTTCATGGCAGGTATTTTTGTTTTCATGGTTGCCATCATACCTAGCAGATAAAACTGCGCAACAAGTTGATTTTCTTAAACATTTATTTTAGAAAATGCAATTATTTTTTAAAAATAAATACCCTGTACCATTTAACACATGGCCGAAAAAAACTTTAGAGAAATTAAATTAAGAGCCGAAACGCTCTATTACCAAGGCATGTCAATACCTGAGATTGTCAAAGAGCTTGGGCTTGCCAATGTGCGTGTGGTTTTTAAGTGGGCAGAAAAGGAAGGCTGGAATAAATACGCCACGCCTGAAACCGTCATAGCTACCGTTTCTCGGCGACTGAATTATTTAATTGATAAGCAGAACAAAACAGGAAGTGAATTACAGGAAAGTGAATTTCTGTTTAATCAGCTGCAAAAACTTACTCAGGTTAAGGAACCAAAGCTTTCTGAACCGAAAACCAGCAGAGAAGCGAAAAGTGAAGACCGTGAGCGCAAAAAGAAGCTGAAGAATAATGACATCAGTGAACTAACTGCTGAACAGTTTAAAACCTTTATCGACAAGCATTTTTACGAATACCAGAAAATCATCTATGAAGCGGGTTTAAACCCGTTGACTAGAGCAGTCAGGATGATTTTAAAACCACGTCAAGCGGGTGGGTCATGGATGTTGGCAGTTGAGGCGTTTGAAGATGCAGTTATACATGGCAATAATCAGGCGTTTATTTCTGCTACCAAGCGACAGGCCGAAGTCTTTAAAAGCTACATTACCAACATTGCACGGCAATACTTTGACGTTACGCTTACAGGGAATCCTATTCGCTTATCGAATGGTGCAGAAATACATTTTTTAAGCCCAAACAGCAATGCCCAGTCGTTTTGTGCCAACGTATATTTTGATGAATATGCCTGGTGTGCCAAGTTCGACAAAATGGAAGAAGTAGCAGGGGCTATGGCTACACGCGGCATATTAAAAACAACCTATATGTCCACACCATCATCAATCAGTCATGAATCCTACGAATACTGGAATGGCGAACGTGCTAATAAATTTCTCGCTGACAGTGAAAAGATTGATATTGATATTGCATCCAAGAAAGCATTTGCTGAATTAAAACGCGGGCGTTTGGATAAAGATGGTTTTTGGCGTATGCGCTTTACCATCCATGATGCTTATGAAATGGGCTTGTCTGAAAACGAAGTCAGCTTGGCTAAAATCAAGATTAAAAATCCAGACCCATCCGTGTTCGCCTGCCTGTATGAATGCAAATTCATTGATGATACCGCCAGCGTATTCACGCTTAATGAATTGCTTGCCTGTGCAACAGATACCCAGATTTGGGTTGATATTGATAAAGATGCACAGCGGCCGTTTGGCAATGGTGAAGTCACCACGGCTTATGAACCGGCTGGTGTTGGCGATAACTCATCATTTGTGGTGATGACACGTCCGAAAAATAAAAAAGAAAGTTTTCGACTCATCGAGAACAATAACTGGCGTGGCATTCCAACCGATAAGCAATGTGAATTGGTTCATGAAAAAACCAAGCGTTACAACATCGGTTATATGGAAATAGACAATACAGGACCAGGTGCATTTTTAGCTGATTTTGTCGAAAACATTTACCCTGATATGGTGCGGCG